AGAGTACGAAGCTAAAAATCCAGAACCAAACAACACTTTTTTTTGTGGTTTTTGGTTTTCTAGTTGTCGGCAAAAGGCCACGTCCTTTTTCATAATAACGATGTTCTCTCCTTTTTCCACCAGTGAGGCTATCCTCGATACGGTTATCACATTGTCAGGGTATTGATAGGTGGGCAGGTTTGCTTTATTAGTATTAGCAACCACCGATTCGATACGGTTTCTAAGCTCTGCATCGCCTAATATCTTCACATCCCCCATAATATTGGTAACAAATGACGTTTTTACCTTAGCGCCATTCTCATACACTATATTGGCAGATGCAACAATAGCTGTATAATCTTGGTTAGAGGCAAATAAAGTAAGGTGGGGTGCAAAAAGGAAATATTTAACCCCTTTAGCATTATAGAAGCGAATGATTTGTGAGATGATAGAGAAAGGAGGATTATCAATCACCACACAATTTTCATCATATTGTACACTTTCATAGTCGCCACCAGGGTAGAATGGACGGAGGACTTTCAGCCCCTCAATATTACACTTTTCACGTACATATTGCAGTACTACCTCATACACCTCAGGAGGCGTATAACAGTCATCAGTTGTCTTTTTGGGTTTGAATTTTTCTACAAAAGCTTCGTATTCTTTATTCTCTTCTATATTCATTATTTTAAGGTTTTGTCATTATTGTGATACTATGAAATCTAAATTAATCGCCCATATACTAATACCCTCAAGGCGTTTAGCTACTTGTTCATCTTCTTTAGTGAAAGCTGTTGCAGGTTGCAAGTTCTTGGCAGTGTAGTAGCCTAAAATATCTTTGTTGGTAAAGGCTTCTGCAGGTAATACTAAGGTTATGCCCGCTTGCACATCATCAGTGATGTTAAGGGCATTGGCTTCGGCAAACTCAAAAACACTCTCAATAGTACCCGTGTGTTGCAGGGCGAGGTCTAATAGACTTTGATTATGTAGGACTGTTATTGTCATCTTCTAATTCAAAAGTTTTATAAAACTTCTTATTGATTATCTTGAGCAGTACTTTAGCAAAGCGAAAGCCTAAACAGTCTAAGTTCTCCAAGAGACTCACCACGAGTTGCCATATAATCCCTATAAGTACTATCCAATAGAGCCAATGGAATGGGTCGAATTCAAATCCTCCAAGACTTGGAAACTCTACATTAGCGGAGAAAGTATGCAGTATATAGATAGGTACAAGATAGGTGGCTATCTTCAATAACATACGCCCAAACTTGCGGCTCTCGTGTTTTTCACCTCGCTTGCGGGAGGCTTGCACTCCTGTGATCCATTCAAATACGAGCAATACCACGTAAGCGGTAAGAAATAAGTGGTTGAAACCAAAGAGAAAATGCACAGTGGCAAACAAAAAGGAGAGTATTACGTCCATCTTGATAAAAAGAGCTGAAAAAGTGTGACCAAAGGAAGAGTGTAGGAAGTCTTTGCTATCCCTAAATCCAAATCCTTGTAGAATGTAATTGAGTGTTATCATCGTTGTTTGTTTATTTTTTAATTAATTGTTCCTTTTCCTTCACTTGTAGTGGCACCCATTTGGGAGGCGGCTGTACCTGCTGTGGTTACACTGATACCAGGGGCTATTGTTACCTCGCCACCTTTAACAAAGGTATTAATAAGGCTTGCTAAGCGTTCGGCGTACTCTTCTATGCTCGGTTCGGTTTTGGTAAGCATATCCTGTTGTAGTTGGATGATGCCTTGTTTGAGTTGTTCTTTGTTTAGTGCCATAACTGGTTAATTTTATTGTTAATTTCCTCAAATTTTGCTACATTATTCGGGGCAAAATTGCCAGGGCCTGCGGGTGTCTGTATAATTGCACTTTTAAGCTCAGTTATAAGGTCGTTTAAAAGAGTTTTAAAATCGGCTGTTTCATTGTGTATGGTGAAATTATCTGCTTTCAGCTCATATATTTCTATCTCTTGAGCATTGAGCAAAAAGGGCTGACTTTCATTATTTTCTACCATACCCACAAGGATAAGACTTCCTACTTTTGGCTTTACATACATTGCACCTATTCCAAGAGCAATATCCAAAAAGGGCAGCTTAGTATCTAAGTCGGTTGCCTCACAGGTTTTCTCGTCCCAATTAACTGCGATAACGGTTGCCCATTGTAGCACTTGCGGGATAGCTTTCTTTATCTTTTCAGAAAGCAATATGTCAAACTCGTCTATCTCGTTCATAACTATAATGTACTACCACTAATTTCTATTTCCTGCCTATATTGGGCGTTGCTAATACTCTTCTTTACTCTATCTACATAGTACTGACCGTGTCTATCGGGGTAGAGGGTAGAGCTTAGGCGTATATTCTCGCCGTGCTGTACGGAGGGGGTGCCATAAGTGGTAAAACTCCCCTCAAAACCCTCGCGCTTGTGCAGCTCATATAGGCGTTTTACTTCCTTCTCAAGTTCAGCTTGTGAACTAACATGCCAAGTCATTTTTAAAGTCGTTTTAGGGTTCTCATCGCCAAACTCATATTGTAGGCGTTTACCTTTGCCAAAGGACGAGGTGCCTATAATCTTTATGGTGCGCTCTTCTTTGCTCAGGTACTTAAGATTGTTCTCGGTGCAATTGCGTTCTAAGTCGAAATGCTTCATTTCACCACTTACTTTTACATCTGAATAAGGCTTGGCTATAGTGAGTTTTCCCGCACGAATAAAGCTATATATTGACCAGTCTTTTTGGAGTTTGTCAAGCACAGCCCCTAATGTGGTATTGCTAAAACGTACGCCACCAAGGCTTATATCTTCTACTTCTAAAGGGTAGTCTTTTACTACTTCGGTGAGGAATGTTTTTAGACTTGCCTTTGCCGACACGTAATTGACGGGCAACTGGCGTAGCTTCCACATTGCATCGCTAAGGCTAATAGTGATAGGAAAGTCTGCCGATACTTGGGTAATGAAGCCCTCGAACTCCTGCAAGAGCTCACCGTTGTAGCCCATTTGTATCACTACTTTGTCTCCTACAGCAAAGAGTTCCCTTACTTTCTGCTTATCAAAATCACCTACATTACGAGGTAGTACCACACTTGCCGTATCGGTAAGCATCTTCCACGAACTTTCAATTTCAATGGCTGAAACTTTCTGCACCTTAAAAGGGGTGCCCTGTTTAGGGTAAAAGGTAATGGCTACTTCAATGGCTAAGGTCATAGTCTGTAAATAAGTTCAAAGGGTTCGTCGCTAATGCAATTCAGCTCTATGGGAATGATGTTAGGTGTACCTTCCAAGCTACGTATATCAATGCTTTCAATCACTAAGTTGTGAATGTTTTTCCATCCAAAAAGGTCTCCTTCTACCGATATAGATTGTATTACCTCTGACCATTCTATAAGGCGTTTTTCGTATTCTCGTGAGCTTAACTCATCATTGTGGCACACCGTTCGAATACGTATTTGCCAATCGTCAAAGCCATAGATTTCCTTAACAGTACCATTGCCACCTATTACATCTGTACGACTTATATTCTTTACTCTCGAAAAATCTACCATAGTAGCAGGAGGCAACCAAAAGTCGGATAAATGCTTTTCTACTATTTTACTTTGGTAGTCGTAGAACTTATAGCTACCTGCTGTGAATTTCATAGGAAATACAATAGGTGTACCGAGTTTGGATAGTCGCATAGCCTCCTCTCTTCCCACCGTACGAATACTACCATATTCGGCTGTGTGTGCAGGCTCTTTGCCTATAGGTACAGTGAGGTATACAGGCAGGTTAGTACCAAAAGCCAATTTAAAGAGTTGTGATATGTTATAGCGGTTATCCATTGTCTACATTGAGTTTTAATAGTTTCTTGATAGCATCATAGTCTTTGTCGTCTCTCTCCAACTGTATTTTGATACGTTTCTCTATGGCTGTGCGATTATGTTTCCCTTTGATGAGCTCTACCATATTCGCTCCTACTAAAGGATCGGACTTCCAATTACCCTGCTGACTTTGGAGGATAAACCCTACCTCCTGCAACATACTTTCCCCTATGGAAAAGTCGCCCGCTATAATTTCTAAGTCGTTATGCTCATCTACAAGTATATCTTTCATAGTCTAAGGGCAATTATAAGGTTACTAAGGCGTCACGCATACGGTCATTAATTTTGCTAATTACTCCATTAGCGGTATTTTCTTTACTTCCAATAGTTTTGTCGATAGGGAAAGTGTTATTCATTGTGATATTAATGGTGATAGTCTTGCTTCCCCCACCACTACCTCCTACGCTCATTGTGCTGTCCTTTCCTCCTTCTTTGTTCCCTTTAGTAGGGGTGATAGGGTTGGGACTTGCACCTCCTCCAATAGCCGAACTGGCAGAAAGATTGCCTGCTTTAGGGGCTTCGGTAGCTTCTTTTTTATTTTTATTCCAAGTAAGTGATTGTCCTGCCTTTATAAACTCTTCTTTAGCGGCAAGATTAGCTTCATAAGCTACTTTAGCACTATCAGCAATGGCTTTTTTACGATTTTCAGTATCTTTATTGATTTGAGCAAGCATCTTATTATTTTCGCTCTCATCTCCCAATCCTACAGCATTCTTAAACTCATACCATCCCTCTTTTATCTTATTAAGACCTATCATTAGGGAATTGACCATAGTTAGCCATACTGTTTCAATACTTGCTGAAAAACCTTGAAAAAGGAGCTTAGCACCTTCCCACGTGTGTTTCCACGCTTCGCCCCAACCACTGACCTTATTAGCCAAGTATATAATACCCGCCACCAATGCACCAATGGCAACGATAATAATACCAATAGGATTAGCTGACAGAGCTGCATTCCACAACCATTGTACGGCTGTAGCCGCCTTTGTCCATACAACCATTAGCTTCTGAACTACTACAGTTTGTTTAAGCCACCCTCCAAGAGCCTTTACCACAGGGGCAAGTCCTGAATAAGCAGACCCCATATCGCCCAAAGTGCTAATAACGCCTCCTAAGCTGTCTCCTACTACACCAAGCACCTTGGTAAAGGAAAACGAACCTATTTTCAAGTCATCTAACCAAGCTTTACATCTGCCCATCCACTCACTCCAACCACTCATTACGATAGTAGCCTGTTCGGTGGCTACGTTAGTACCACTGATTTGTTGGGTAAGTTCTGCTTGAGCTTGTGCAGTATTGATAAGTCCTTGAGCAGCTTGTATATTTTCAGCACCAAAGACAGCAGCCAAAACATCGGTATTTTGTCCTATCTTCTGCAACTCTTTGAGTCGCTCTGCAAAAGGTACAGTAGTGTCTGATACTTTTTGCATATTCACCCCATAGGCGGCAAGCATATTAGTAGCCTCTTTGGAGAGGGCAGAGGGTGCATTCATTTTAATAAGCACGTTCCTAAGTCCTACCCCTGCTTCGGCTCCATATTTCCCCGACTGGGCGAGGGCTTGAAGTGCGGCGTTCGTCTCCTCAAAACTCACATTAGAGAGTTTAGCGGCTCCTCCTGCTTGTATGAGAGCTTGGGCTATCTGAGGCACTTCGGCCGCACCTTCTTTAGCTCCTGCTGCCATTACATTCATCATTCGCTCCATTTCGGCCGCTGCTGCGATAGGATCGTCCAAATTCACTTTGAACTGTAGCATTGAGGTAGTAAGTGCATCCGTAGCCCCTACTACATCGCCTCCCATAGTCTTGGCAAGTGTATTGGCATAGCTTCCCATTTTGGCAAGTGCCTCATCGCTTTCTCCTATCTGAGGACCTAAGCGTGAGAGGATTGTTTGAAAGGTAGCGAGGTTATCAGTAGCCGTACCTCCAAATTCTTTGGCAAGGTTACGTGCCTTTCCCCCAAGTTTATCCAAATCGTCTCCAGTAATACCAGTAATAGCAGCTACATCCAGTAATGATTTCTCATAGTCTGCGCCTACTTGTGCAGCTTCTGAAAACTTTTGAGTAATATTCAAAAATCCTTGTGAAGCTGCTTGCCAATCGATAGGTCGCATACTGGTTGCTAACTTATCCCACCCCTCTTTCATACTGCTTATGAAGTCTTTCCAAGTATTGTGCATACCTTCTGTGGCTCGCCTCACATTCTCTTGTGCGGTGTGCAAAGGTTGCGATACATTGTCTTTGGCTTCAAAAATCCACGTTGTAGTGTGATTCACGGTTGCGGAGTATTAGGGGTTAGACTGTTTACTAATTTCGTTCAGTACTTCTACTAAGGCGCGTTTTACAGCTTGGTATAAGAGTTGTTCTTGGCATTTCATACTAAAGTCAAGGGCTTTAAAATGTTCCCGCCACTGAGTATCGTTCATCGTTTCAGGTGTCTGACCATTGGCACGGAGTAGTGCATCTATGCCCTCTATAAAGTCGTACGCTTCTAAGGAAAGGAGCGACGACTCTACACTTTTTTTAAGGCTACCTTTGAGCTTTGCAACAACTTACTTAGCTCGGTAATCAAGCCCATATAGATAGAGGCATCATTTTCCATCCACTCCATATCACCCTCCAATACACAATTCTTTACTAATGCTTCATTAGCTTTGTCTGGGTTCTCTTGATATTCCTTAGAGGTCACTAAAGATAGTAAGTGCTTGTTAGGCTTTTTCACTAAAAAGTAAGCGGGTTCCTCACTGGCTTCCCCCTCCTTAGTAAAAGTAGTCCCTGATGGATAAACAGCTATTTCTCTTACCACATTAGGGTATTTAGCCTTGTAGTTTTCTATATCGGCTTCGGTATATTTTTTCATTTTAAACAGCTTTTAAAAGATTATTAAATATTCCAGTCAATATGACTTACAATTAGCTCAAACTTAATAGCAATAGAGCCGTCTCCTTGCTTGATAGCCATTTCAGTTCCTAAGAACTCCGCATTGCGTATCATATCTTTAATGATAAGTCCGCTTGGCGCTTCATAGATGACGGGAATGTCGAAAGGTTCAATATCCTGTAGGCGGGTGCCCTTTGGTAGAGAACGATGTATGCCGTCTACTTCTTCTTTGAGAATAGTAATAGAAGCCTTTGCTTCATAGTTCTCCTCCGTACGCCCAACGGGAAAACCTCCCGCGCCCATAATATTCGACTTTTTGGTACTATCCGAATAGTTAATTTCGACAATACCTACCACATCACGTCCCAAAAGGTTGAAGGTTACACAATTCCAACCTTGTAGTTTCCCGAAGTGATTGATAACATTTGTATTCTTTGGCATAGTATAGTATTATAGATTAGAGGTTAAACCAATTTCGCCCTCAATAGCGTGTAGAATATCATCAGGCACAAGGCGTATTTTCACCTTTAGGGGCGTTTGCTCTGTTACTGTTTGCTTTGCGTCAATACTCACTGCATAGCCGCTAATCTCACCAGTTACTACCATTTGTCTTTCGATAGCTTTTCCCGCTAATTCTTGCAGGGAGGTAACAATACTGTCTTTAAGGTAGCCCGTTTGTGGGTTTTTAGGTAGCTTGCTTTTGATACGTGGTGAGAGGGTTTGACGCACCAAACGTGCTGCTTTGTTCCATATCCTATTATTTTCAATATAGGTATAGTCGGATGATTTGCTCACACAGGTAGGAGAGTTTGAAAGGAAAAAGCCTGCCATATCGGCATATTGTCCTGCCAAAATATACCCTTTATCATTGAGTAGTTTCAGCTGCTCATTGCTAAGTTCTTCTGCACTTTGCCCTGTGGAAATACCTCCACTGATGTAGCGTTTTTTTCCCTCATCAGTAAGGGGATAGGTATTTCCTCCTTTGGCATTTTCGGGTTTTGTTTCAATATCCACCGAACCTAAGTTTTCACTCACATTGCGTACCGATAACATACCCAAAGCACTGCCTACACTGGCGTGGTACTTGTAAGCCTCGTCTATAGCTGCAATACCTTTGTCTTGGGCAATTATTACCGATACCTGTGGAGCATTCTTTTCTTTGAGGTCAGCAAAGTTATTTACTTCTAACCCCTCTTTACCCCTGCCCTCCACAAGCACAAAATCAATGAGGATACCGTCTGGTTTTACGGCTTCTACTATTTGCGTTTGTAGCTCTTCTACATCGGCAGCAATGGTAGAAAGGTCATTGGTAAATCCAAAGAGCCCTACCCCCTTAATTTGCTTGTTAGCGCGGATAGTCTTCACTATTTGCGATGTGCTGTCCTGTATCTTACCCACCGCTACGGGCAGGAAGATAATTTGGCTCTCTGGCGCTAAGCGGAAGATTTCAGATAGGTGATAGTGAGTAAGTACTTTTTGATTGGCGTCCAAACTTTCAGTAATACCTACTGCTTCCGCATCCTTTAGCTGAATAAAAGATTTAGTCTCTCCATGTGTGAGTTGGGTGCCCGCTACGGCCATTGCAGCTACTACTAAAAACAAATTATCTTTAGTGGGAGCGGTACGCCCTAAACCTCCTTCAGCTTTTTTAAATGTAAATCCTTTGAGTTGTCCCATTTGTTATTCAGTTTTTTGTTCGTCGTCTTCTGTAGGCTCTCCACTTTCTGTTTTTCCTTGTACAGTAGCTCCTTCTACTTTTTGGGGCTCCGTTTTACCCTCCTTATCTTTTTTGATTTGTGGTATCTTGTTTGACAACTTTACACTTTTGCTATTGTCAAAAGTATATACCCTGCTTTCAATAGTGGAGGCGTGGAGCTGAGCACGATTCTTTTCATAGAAGATTTGCCCATCTTCGGTGGCAAATACTTCTTCGAGGTCATTAGCTTGCATTACTTCTACAGCAATGACTAAGAGTTGGGTGTATGTTTTTGGATTTTCCATTGTTTAAATTGAGTTTAAAAGATTTTTAAATAAGGGGGTGGTCTTACGGGATCACCCCCGTCTATTAGCTACCACTGGTGATAGCTGCTGTACCTTCATCCTTGATAGCGACACAGACAAAGTGCATTTCAAAGCCTATGGTATGTTTGCGTCCTTCTGGGTTACTACTTTTCTCTCGAGCATAGCGAACGGCACTTCCTACGGCTTTCACGGTGTAGTTCTTGTGAAATACAACGGAGGCTTCTTTACCTTGCGCTACCGCTCCAAAGGCTTCTTTTTCACCGTTGTGGTAGGTAGGAGCATAGGTGCTCTCATAGATTTCAAAGCCGTAGTAGTTGCTTGCTATTTTTCCTCCATTGGCATCTTGGTAGCGAGTTTTAAAGGTCAAGTCCTCAATGAGTAAGTCGGCAATATGGTCTGAACAAAGAACCAATACACGACCTTTGCGAGGTACTTTTAGCTTATCCAATTGCTTTTTAAGACGAATCAAGTCCTTAGCGATAAGTCGTTTACGCCCTGTTCCGTCATCTTCTCCCGTGGTTGTGATTACGGGTGTTTTTGCCGTGTTTTTTTGTGGGGCGATAGAAACCAACGCGTGTTCTGCAGTTCTGTCTTCCAATGTTTCTCGGTGTTGTATTTGCACATCACTTACTTTTTCGTAAGGGAGAGCATAGAGTTCGTCTGTAGTTACTTCAGTGTTCTCTGTCTCATATTTGTGCAGTGTAATCACTACCTTTCCGTCTTCTCTTTGGTGGGAGGAGATAGGATAGACTGTGTTATCAATAAGCACCTTAGGGGCTACCCCTCTTACGGGTATCTTAATAACATCGTTACCTACCCATTCGTTTTTTGATTTTACGGCTTCGAGCCATTCGTTCTCATGTCTAAATTGAGTAATAAGCTCCGTTACGGCGAGCTCATTCTTTACTGGTAATGTTTCACTTCTAATTGGCATTTTCTACTTGTTTTTTTGTTGATACATAGCGTTGAGTTCTTTTACCTTTTGAGGGTCTGAAACCATTAGTGCGTCTAAGGCGTCAGGATCCTTTGTTAGGTAATCTTCCATTGTCCAAGTGCTTCTGTCCTCTACAGCACTTTTAGCAGGAACGATAGTTTGTGAGGCAGGTCGAGGAGCCTCTATTGCCTCTAAAAGAGTAGCCGTTTTATCATAATCAGCCTCTGCCAAGCCTACATACAAGTCTTTTTTGTCGGCAGTTATCTTCTTATCGAAGATAGCTTTATTCACTAATTTCTCGGCTCTATCCTTAGCCTCTACCGCTCTCTTTGCCTCTTGCTCTTTAAGAGCTTGGATACGTTCTTTAATTTGCTCATCGGTGGCATCTGAGGCCATTCCAAGAGCGGAAATAAGGGTGTCTCTATCCATTTTTTCTATATTTTTTGAATTGATTACTTTGTTAGGCTTAGGCAAGCTCTTACATCCGCAAGCTTGCATCATGGCTACAGTCTCTGTAGTGATTTCAGGCTCTCCGTCCACAATCTCTGATATAAGCCCTATTTCTTTTGCCTCCATAGCACTGAGCCAGTAGTCCTGCTTCCATAGCTCATCTATATCTTTGGAAGTCTTTCCAAAGCGTTTGGCATAGACCTCTTTGTATTGCTCTGTTACATTTTCCAAGTGCTTTAAGTCTGCCCGCATCTGATCTATATTACCATAGAACTCTGTAATGGGCTTATGTATCATAAATTGCGAACTCTTATAGGCTTTAGCAGGAAAATGTGACATAATGTAGGTGCCTGCTGAGGCTACCAATGCGCCTGTACTAATAGTTACATTTTTAAGGCGTTTGAGTTGGTTTACAATTTCAGTAGCTTCATATACCGAACCTCCTGCGGTATTGAGATATACCTCGGCAGAGGTGATACCCTCTTTTAGGGCTCTGTCTACCTCATAACGAAAGTCGAAGGCTGTCCACCCAAAGTATATCTGCCCTGTAATACGGAGCTCCAATACACCTGCCTGAGCATTTATCTTAGCTATACTATGTCCTTTTGTTTGCTTAGTCATTGTTTTTAAAAGTTGATTGCCAGCAGGTGCTACCTGCCTCTCTGCGGTGCAAAATTCCAAAGAAGTTGGCACCCTCACAAATTGACATTCCGAAATAGGCAGTAAATCCGACCCAAAAAAGGCAGTAAATCCGACCCATTTCAGAACAAGAATTTTCATACGTGGGGGGCATTACGGAACTTTGCACCATAAAAAGATAACTATGGCCAAAGAGATAGAAAAGAAATCTGCGCGTATTCTCTTCATCGAGCAGGGCAAATCTTCTGAGGAGATAGCGGGGCAACTTGGCGTCAATAAACGTACAGTAGACCGATGGGCTACTGAGGGAGAGTGGCGCAAGATACGTGATGCCAAAGCCAATTCGGGTAAGGAACGCATAGAACGCACCCAACTTGTGGTGGACTCCCTTACCGATAGACGCTTGCAGGTGATTGAGCAGATAAAGGAGAATGAATCTGAACTTAAAACTGCTGACAAGGAGCAGAAAACTACTTTGCAGATGGAACTGCTTGATTTGCGTAAGGAATGTGCTACCATAGATGACGCTATTGCTAAGTGGAATAAGCGCATTGAGAATCTTATAAAGGGCACTAAGATTACCCTTTCGATGTATATAGAAGTAATGGAGAGTATCTTTGAAGCCTTACGCCTCAAAGATGAGAAGCTCTATATACTTACTTTAGATTTTCAGGAGGAACACCTGCATGAGGTTGCCAATAAAAAGTTTTAAGCAATGAAAGCAGAAGACAAAATAGCCAAAGAGCGGTACTTACAAAAGATAGCCTTTGCCAAGAGTGCGGGGTCACGTTTCGCCAATGAAACCACAGAAGAGCGTAAGGCAAATATAGAGGCGTGCCGTAAGAACCCGCGCCTAATGGTGGAACGTTACTTCCCTCACTATGCCGATGCTCCTTGTGCCGACTTCCAAATAGAATGGGCTAAAATGGTACAAAAGAACCCTACTTTTAAGGGCTTTTGTCAATGGGGGCGTGCGCTTGCCAAATCGGTATGGAATGATATTTTTATACCATTTTGGCTGTGGCTACAGGGGGAGCCTATGTACTTGGTAATTATCGGCAATAGCTATGAGCGTGCCGAGCAACTGTTGGAGGACATTAAGGCAGAGTTTGAAGCCAACCCGCGTATCCTTGCCGACTTTGGCGAACAAAAACAGCTGGGTACTTGGGAAGACGGCTTCTTTATTACCAAAGGTGGCTTTATAGGGCAGGCTCTTGGTATGGGACAAAATACGCGTGGGTTACGTGTGAAAAACAAACGCCCCACCTTTATCGTGGCTGACGACTTGGAGGATAAGGAGATTAACAAGAACCCACGCCGACAAGAGGAGGTGGTAAAGTGGATAGATACTGCTCTTATTCCTACTATGGACGGCAAGTATCGCCGCTTTGTGCAGGCAAACAACCGCTTTGCCCCTATAATGATACAAACGATGCTACAGGACAAGCACCCTAAGTGGAAGGTGCACCAAGTGAATGCTTATGACCCTGTAACATACGCTCCCACGTGGGTGGGTAAATATGATGATACCTACTTCTATGAGTTGGTATATGGTGCAGACGGCATAGGTGAATTGGCAGCCAATGCCGAATATAACAACAGCCCTTATATTGAGGGGGTGATATTCAAGGAGGAGCAATTCCAATGGGTAAAACTCCCACAACTTCGCACTATGGAGTACATCATCGGGCATTGGGATATTGCCTACGCAGGCAATACTACTAGTGACTACAACGCAGTAGTGGTGGAAGGCATTAAAGAGCGTAAGTTCTATGTGATTGATACCTTTTGCCGCCAGACGAAAATGCGGGCAGCTGTAGAATGGATGTGTCAGTTTCAAAAGCACCTACCTGTAGGAGTTGTGGTTCATTGGCAGTATGAAGCGCAGTTTTGGAACGATGAGGTACAACGCACTATTCGAGAGGTAGAAAAAGAAACAGGCATTACCCTCAACCTTACCAAGCGTACCTTGGATAAGACTCGTAAGATAGACCGCATTATGAGTATGCAGCCTTACTATCAGAATGGGCGTGTATTCTATAACGAGAACCTCAAAGGATCAGTAGATATGCAAACGGGTACAGGACAACTCAAGAGTATAGAGCCCCAGTACAAAACCCACGACGACTGGCCTGATGCCCACCAAATATGTACTACCGACCTGGAAGCCTATATGCCTAACAATAGCTTTAAAGTGCTAATGGGCAAAATGAAAACCTTTAATAGATGGTAAAATTATGTATTATATCCGAAAAGAAAACCTTATTTCCAAAGCCTTCGAGCGGGCAATTGATGAGAGTAGCAAGGACTTTGAGCAAGCCCTGACTGATAGCGAAGCCGAGCATATCGCTATTTTTAAAACGCTTTTAAAACGCTTTTACGATGTAGAGAAAATATTTAACCCTAATGCTCCTATTTATAACGACTTATTAGGGCGTATGCTTACCTTCTTGGTGTTGCACGATGTGTTTTCACGTAACGCCTACCGCAAGTATAACCCCAATAGCAACACCGAGAAACAAAAGGAATGGGCTGAAGCACTCTTGGACAAGTTATCTAAGGGTATTTATATATTGGAGGACTTGCCCAAACCTCCTGCCAATGAGCAAAAGGGAAGCTCGGCTCGCTTCCTCTATGGTAACCTTACTAACAACGACTTTTATATCTAATAACCAATGAATATCTTACAAAAAGCCTATAACCGTGTACAAGCCTACTTTGTGGCTAAAGCTCCCTTCACAATGCTCAAGGTAGCCTTGGCGGGGCGTAGCAATAGTGCACCCTCACAAAATATCAGTTACCAAGCCAAAATGTTGAGGGTGGAAACCCTTAACGATTGGAAAATGGGAGTAATGCTCGCTACCAACCCCGACAACCCCGAAAAGCTAAAGCTACGCCAACTATACGACAACTTAGAGCAGGACAACCATCTGGGCTCAGTGATTGAAAGCCGTATCGCCAAAACACAACAGTCACCTTTTCGATTGGTGAACACTAAGAAAGAACGCAACGAGGACGCTAAAGAGCTTTTGGAAACGATGTGGTTTCAGGACTTTATAAAGCTTGTACTGATGAGTAAGTTTCAAGGCACTACCCTTATTGAGCTCTTCAATACCGATGAGAACGGCGAGCTTACCGAAGTCACCGAAATAGGGCAAGCCTACTTTAACCCCCTCAAAGGTATTGTACTCAAGGAAGCAGGCGACACTACAGGCACCCCCTACAAAGAAGGTAACCTTGCTAACTTCTATATCCAAGTGGGCAAGGACTACAACGATTTAGGACAATATGCTTTGGCAGCTCCTATTATCTTAGCTAAAAAACTTGGCTTAGGATCGTGGTTGGACTTTATTGAAAAGTATGGCGTGCCTCCTCTGTTTATTACTACAGAAAGAGAAGACGATACACGCCTTAATGAACTCTTTGAAATGGCTACCAACTTCAAACGCAATGCCTTTATGGTAGGGCGTGGCAATGAAAAGTTTGAAGTACCAAGCATTTCTTTAAACAATAGTGAGGGAGTTTTTGATACTCTGATAAAGCGTGCCGATAACGAAATTTCTAAACGCTTTTTAGGAGGCACAGGACTCACTGATGAGAAAGGCTTTGTAGGCTCGGTAGAAGTGCAGTTTGAATTGGCTTCCTACCGCTTTGAAAGTGACAAACTGCTTGTAAAGCATATTATCAATAAGAAGCTCATACCGCTATTAGTTAAGCTCTCACCCGCTTATGCCCCTCTAAAAGACTTGCGCTTTGAATGGGACGACGAAGAGCCTCTAACAGCTGATAAACTCTGTAAAATGATGGAAACATTAGGTGTTTATTACGACTTTGACCCCGAACAAGTAGAGAGCATTACAGGGCTCAAGATAGTAGGTGTGAAAAACCAAACCCCTAACCTCCCACCCGTGGAAGGCTCAAAAAAAAAAGCCTATACGATAACGCCCTAAACGAGCATTGGCAACTGCGCAAAGCTCTGTTGCGTGCTGAGCAGCTCTATATACATAGCCACTGCGAGTGTGCGCACGATACCCACGCCTTAGACCTTACAGGTTGGCTAAAGGTAATGGAGCAAATTGCCAAAGATAGATACAATGGCACCCTCAAAAAAGGAGAACTATCCGATGAGTACATTTTAGAAACCTACAAAGAACTAAACGGGGCTATGTGGGAGGGCTTTGGTAAAGATAACTTCAAGGTGAATAAACAAACGGGAGCTATCTCGCCCGAAGTACTCCAAATGCAGCGTAACCTATACAAGTTTAGCGGGGCAAAAAACTATGTACTCCTTGAGCAGATAAATGAAATCTTACGTTCGGACAAAGGTAAGAACTGGCAAACATTCCTACAAGAGGTACAGAAGCTAAACCCTAAGTACAACAAGAACTACCTTCAAGCTGAGTGGCAAACAGCCAAACAAGCGGGCTACCACGCTGCTAATTGGCAGGAATATATGCGTATGAAGGACATCTACCCTAACTTAAAGTATATGACTGTAAAGGACAACAAAGTAAGGGAGAGCCACCAACTGTTAGACGGATTTATAGCTCCTATTGACAGCAACTTTTGGAAAGTATGCTACCCACCCAATGGCTGGCGTTGTCGATGCTACGTAGTCCAGACAGCCGAACCTGCTTCACAGGAACGCATTGCCCCTAATACTCTTAGCGATAAGGACTTTCCTAAAGAGTTTCGTGGCAATGTAGCCATTAGTGGACAGTTGTTCAAAGAGGATAGTACAAACCAGGGCAAACCTCACCCTTACTTTGCCCTCGCTTTAGATGCCGATATCGACACCAAAAAAGCCTTTGAACTAAGCAAATTAAAAGCACCCTATACAGAAGTCTATGAGGCTAAAAATGGGGCTGTGGTTAAGGTAAGCCCCTTTGCCGACGAAAGCGACCTTGCCAAAAACCTTAAGAGTGCTATTGTTATTGCCGATAATTTGGGCGTAAGTATGAATATACGCCCGCATTTGGAAATACAAAATCATAAGAACCCCGAATATGAGATAAATAGTAAAATTGCCGATAGGAAAGAAACAAGTTCTTATACAAGTGTAAAAAGCAACTTAGGAAAAGCAAAAGAGCAAGGAGCAGAAATTGTTGTTTTTGACCTTTCTGACTTCAAAAATTGGGAGGCTATTGGAGTTGTAAGAAGCTTAAAAGGGAAAATTTTAAGCTATAACAATAGAGAATGGTTAAAAGAAGTGTTTTTTATCTATGGAAATAAGGCTATCTCTTTTACAATAAAAGAACTAATGACTGATTTTGATAAAGTAACTACCCGTCTAAAAGCAATAGAGCCTTAACATCACTGCTAAGGCTCTAATGGGAGCGACTTGGATTTCTCCGCGTCACGGTCTAATAATCACTTATTAGACACCGCAAAAGTACAAAACATTTTTTAAATAGCAAATAAAAATGATTTAAATTCTATTTATGGCAAATTTTCAGACACCAAACTTTGAGGATATGGCAAGGGAGATATTTAAAAACATATCTCCAAAGGTCGCCCAAAAAGCGCGTGCTTTCTTTCTACAATCTTTCATAAAACAGGGATTTACGGATACTTCTTTTATCCCTTGGGTAAAGCGTATGGATACGTTACCTCACAAAACACTACAGCAGTCGCTCACGCTCAAAAATAGCCTACGTATTGCCGAGCAATCTCCTGAAAGGGTAGTAATTTCAGCGGGTGAAAAACTAAGCTATGCAGCTATACACAATGAAGGAGGAACTATAACTGTGAAAGTAACCGAGAAAATGCGCAAATACTTTTGGGCAATGTATTATAAGACTCAGGATAGCCGCTATAAGTGGATGGCTCTGACCGAAAAGGAAACCCTTACTATTCATATTCCTAAAAGGCAGTTTATAGGAGAAAGCTATACCTTGGACAAACAATTGGAAAAACTCATCATAGAGGAAATGCTACAAGCAGAAAAACACTTAACTTTTGAATAATGGAACATTGGCAAGACTTATACATAGAACTCGCTGAGCGTATCAGTGAGAAAATGCCCGAAATTCACTGGATAGACCTTTGGCATAACCAAGTAGGCTTCTTAGCCGAGGAACATCCCTTTGGTACGCCCGCTGTATTTATTGGCTTTCGCTCTGCTCAAATCAATGATATAGGCGAACTCGTACAAATAGTAGATTTGCAGGTAGATTTTTATTTGTATTACGAGACTTTCTTAGACACTTTCCAAGGGGCCTACAACCAACAAGGAGCGTTGGAATTTACCAAGAGCTTAGACGCTCTTTTTGGTAACTTTCACGGCACATCGGGCAGAAACTATAGCTCTATGCGTCGTATAGCTTTCGCCCCAGTGGATACAGGTACTGCGGGCAACCTATACCAGGTTACTTTTGAATGCAAGTTGCATGATCGTAGTGCTATGAAGTACTACGAACCTACTCAGGTGCGTTTAATGGTGGAAGATGAAGATAATAGGTTTTTTGTAGGAGTAGATTAGACCCTATTGAAGATGATATTTTCAATAGTTCTCTCTGAGCGAAAGAACTTCTCTGAAAGTGTAGCCACTATATAACTATGAGTGTATTTTTTTTGCTCCGAGAGCTTGTAGTACTCCTCTCGGATAAGATTGTAGAATAGCAATGTAAATCGTCGTTGTTGTTTTGTTGTAGCTCCCATTTTATTATCTTTTAAGTTGCAAAATTAAAAAAACACCCGCTTATTTCCAAATTGGATTTTAGCGGGTGTTCTCTAATTAAAATATAAAAATGACACATCAAAACTTCCTCATCTTTTTACAAATCCTCTCCAGATCATCGTCATAACTCTCCGTGCGATTCTCTTGGTAGCGGAATTGTTCGTGGGCTTGTTGGTTTTGGGTGACAACTACCTCAGTGCGCTCCTGGTCATACTTGCGGAAGATACTCATTACTTTCGGCATACTGATACGCTCGTATAGCTCGCCACACTCCCCCGATACAATCCGCTTGAAGATAAGCGATAACTCCGATATCTTCAGGTGATGATAATCTGCCATGATCTGCTCGGCACATAACTCTATTTGTGTCTCGGTTAGGGGATTATTTAGGTTTAGTACCTCATTGAGGTAGATAAGCCACATACTAATATAACTTCTTAGGAATTGTTCTCCTTTGCTTTTTTTTATTTGCACCAGGCTGAGGGTCTGTCTACTCAAGGCATCACTCACTCCCTTGAGCGACGAGCTATGCATAAGGCAGTTATTCGGTGAATAAACCCTTAAAAATTCTTTGTTTGAAATCGTCGCTAATGCTTGATTTTGCCTTACTATTACCTCGTTTTGCATTTTGTAGAATCTTATTAAGTTGTGAATTTATATACTTTAAGTCCGTATTTCGTTGGTGAAACTCATCTAACTGTTGCCAGTGTTGCAGTAGGTACAGCCACGTGGCAAGGGCTTCCTCCTCGTCGGCAGAGTTACCTGTTAGGTAGGCGATAATTTGTTTCAATGCTTTGCCGTCTGCACCTGTAAATTTTGGGGCAACCCCAAACAATCTATTATAGAAAGCAAACCACTCGTCCAAGAATAGGGCGTATAAGCTCGGTGGGTTCGCCTCTTCCTCTCGGTAGGTAACTCTATCGCCCCAACTGCCCTGCCACTCTTCTATAAGACCCTCTAAGGGAGGAATAAGCAGGCCTATTTGTTTCAGATACTCGCCCTCCAATGTGCCTTTTTTGACTTCCATTTTTTGGAACTTTCCTCCTTTATAGCTCAGCTTTAGCACAACGGCACAACTGCGTATGGTTACTATATAGGTCATTTTTATTTTGTTTAATAATTAAAAACTTTCCTTTTCAACATTTATTGTAATGTTATCTTCATCGAAGTACTTAATGATGTATATCGTCTTTCCTTCACGTAGGATAACAGAGGAGGGTAGTTGGCTAATTTGGTTACGAAAGTAATGAAAGATGTTGTATATACCTTTTTTAAAAAATCTCGCATCAGTTTTGGCCTTATTTAGTTCCTCTTCTAATTTTTCAACTTTTTCTTCCGCTTTTATAGTCATACTGCACAAACGCAATAGCTCTTTTTTTGCTTGTTGAGGGTTACCATTAATTCTATCGCATATTGAGGAGTAACTTATATCATAATCGTCTATTTCCATTGTATTTGTTTTTTTAGTGTTATACTTCTACTTTTGTTTTTGTTAGTTGTTTCCCACAATCTTGGCAAAACACAGCAGTTATCACTACAGTACAATGCCCTCCTATAGTGCGTAATACTTGGTGTTTGTGAGGGCATTTGTCATTGGTCACTTGTCTTTTGTCACTTCTTTTCATATCGTTTCTCAATTATTTTTTCTAACGCTCCTATTACCTTACTGACTTCCTTTGTAGTCATTTCTTTTAAGGGCTTTTGTATGGGACACCTCTTACTTAGCAGAAACCTACCCAATCTTCCAAGGTCTGGAATCTTAGGATTATCCTCTCGTACCCAACCCAGTTCGTGGCACTTAGCCAACAAACTAAGGTGTTGTGCGTTATGGCTATCAAAATACGCCTCCCTAGCGTAATTATACTCTAGCCAATCTAATAGCCCAAAGAAATCTCCTTCAGTTAGTTCCTTGCTAGAGCTTAACTCTCTTTGAGCGGAATCTGATAAGAAAACCATTCGTTCCTCTCTGTCCTTAAACATCTTTCCTAAGAGGCTCTGTAGGATCTTTAGTTGTCGTGTGCTAATCATTTCAAATCATTTTTAAGTTTAATAAAATAAGCAGGTATTAGCCGAAATGCGTTAAACTCAATACCACATAGATAGTGGATGTAATCCTTTTTTGAGTATTGTTCAAAAGAAATATCTAAGGGCTTACATCGGGGATACTCTTTGTTTAACTCTTTGGCTTTTTCAATGATGTATCTCTTTATTTTATCTAAATCGGCAGCTTGATATAGTTCTCCTCCCATTCCTCTTAGAAATTCGGAAAATTCAGCTTGTAACTTATTTTTTGTTTGTGTGCCATTGCCAAAAAAGCAATAGTAATGTGTTGGTTTTTCTTTCATTTTAAATCGTTTTTAAAGGTTATTTAAAAACCCTGCCTTAGGGGGTCTCTTATGGGCGTCCCCTTAATACAAACGACGCACTAAGGTCAGGGTATCTAATAATCGTCCGCAGTGGCTTACCGCTAATCAATAGAGAAGTTGAAGTTTACTCTTTTTTCTATACCATTCTCAAGGTTGACCAACTTATACCCACGTATATACATACTTGTACGTATATCTATAATGGCGTTTTCTATGATCTCCATACCCTCATCAAAGAGGATACTGTTAGCCTTTTGCCTTAGCGTGCCCAACTTGCGTACCTCTCGTGGGTTTAGGTTCCCTTGTGCATCGGTTCTAAGCGCCGTATTGAGGAACTCCAATAGGAGTTTTTCTTTTTCAGTATCTCCCGCCAAGGACGACATATAGGTTTTTATCTTCTTAAGTCCTTCGCTCTCTGTACCATTAAAGGCGGGGCGTACATTCCAACCTATACGGATACTTGCCGACCCATCTGCTTTGGTAAAGGTATGCGAATCCTGTTCCTCTTTCTGAGTGCCGTATAGCTCGGCACGGAGAGCTATGATAGTCTTCGCCTCTTGGAAGAGTTTCGCTACCAAATCCTCTACATCCTCCCGTTGCGAAAGGCAGAACCCAATGTTATCATCTACCAATTCTGCTTCAAGCTCCAAAAGTGTCTGTCTGCTCTGTTGTTTGGCTAATTTCTCTGCTCTTTGCTTCTCTTTGAGTTGCTCTTGTAACTTCTTTAAGTCCTCAGCACTCATCTGTGATAAATCTACACTCATTTTATTATCTTTTTTAATTGTTATTATTCGTCTATTTCTACCTCATATTCCCAATCCATGGCATCATCTTCCCTTATGTTGTCTATTAGCCATCCAAAAACTTCTTCATACTCATCAGAGTTGCCAAGTCCAATAGTAATTCCATATTTTGCCATTTTATCTAATTGCTCAAAAACCTTATCGGGGACTTCTACATCCCCAAGACCTACTGTGTAGGTTACTGTTACGCTTAAATCTTTAATAATTTTCATTTTTTATCTGTTTAAAAATTATCTTACTACTTTTGCCTTATATAATTTGTTTGTCTCTACCGGTTCCCATCCCTTTTCGGCTTCGTTGTACCACATCAGCACCCTGTCCTGATCGTATCTCATGTAAGGAGACTCCCAGTTGTTTTCTCGTATCCATTCGTAAATGGTCAGTACCACTATTGGTACACTTGTTCTGTAACCCGCATGATACTGGTGTATCATGGTACGCTCTTCTGCTGTCAAGGCTTGTAAGAAATTGTCAAGCCTTAGCACTTCCGTATATAGCTGTTTCATTGTACTATTATTATCTATACTATTACTTATATACTTGCTCGCGTGACTTACTTATCAATTGTAACAGAGTTTTTGGATATATATGGTTTATGTCCTCTGCTGAGAGCATTATCATTAGCTCTATATCTGCCTTGTCAAAAATACCCTCTCTAAGAGCATTGCCGTAATACCTCTCTATACTACACTCTACTAAGTAGTACCATTGGTCATCAAACCAATTATTGAGATAGTCGTTACCCGTTAAGTCTTCTAATCTTTTCACTATTCGTTTTTCCCTATTCACCTGCTCACACCAAGTAAGGAAGTATCCATACTTGAGCGCTTCATATTGCCTATAACTACAATCCAAGTAATACAGCAGGCAATGCCTAAATGTCTTTTGTTTCTCTATAGTTCCCATATTTTATTATCTTTGTCTAATGTTCATATACATTTATTCGTTCGGCTCGCAGCCGTGGTATAGCTCTGCTTTCTCTTTGTCTATGGTAAGCACTCCACCAGGACAACGCCCCGATACATTACATGCCAAGCCTTCCACTTGTATAATCACCTCTGCAAGCTTCTTACAAAGCCTTGCTACCGCTATATCGGGTTCCCCTTTCTCTTCGTGGGCGAGGAAGATAAAGAGTACATTGCGATAATTTTTTCCCCATTCCCTAAGTTTAGGGGCTGTTAGCTCGTCTTTATAAACTGTGGTATTGTCTATAATCACCACTTTAGGGGCACGTTGCTTAGTTAATGCCTTCTCTATCTCGGTAAGTTCTGTATAGGGTACTATCTTTAACTTGCGGTTGCTGGGGTCAAGCCCACTACGGATATATGCTTCTTGAAAGGACTTACTAATACCCTGCTCGGCACTTACATACATCACCTGTTCAAACTTGCTCAAGTATTCCGCTAACATTAGCGAAAACCACGTTTTCCCCTGCTTTTCTCGCCCATAGATAATCCAAAACCCACCTACTTCGGGATTGCCAAGAGCTTTCTCCCATACTCCCTCAAAAGGGAAGGTTTTATAGGTTTTTTCAAGTAGTTGCTTTCCGTATATACCTTTTATTCTTGCCATTAGCTTAACTTAATTAAATTCTCCAAATATCTAAGTCTCTTCCAATCCGAAGGGGTTACATCCTTTGTGTTAAGGCCATTCGGATTCATACACTTACGCACGAGTTTGTCCATATCCTCCTTTTGCTTGGCATTTACCGATGCCACATCGCCCAATAATTGTATGTAAAACTCCCTACGATCATCCGTTCCTTGGGGGACAATTGAGGTGATGTCAAAGAAGCGGTCGAATATCTCAGCATAACCTACCTTTTTATGAGCAATACCACTTTCTATCTTTGCCCTTAGTCCATCGGCTCCCATCATATACCAAGCGCATTCCCCCTGGGTAGCGTTCCATAGCTCTTTGAGTTCGAGGAAAGCGTTGTAGTCCAAGTCTCCTGCTTCGTCAAGTACAATAAGAGGCTGTTCTAAGTAGATAAGACACATCTTGATACTTGCCTTTACATCTACATACTTTCCTGTATTATCCACCCCTATAGTCTTAGCAAGCAATCGGATAAACTGCTGTTTGGTTTTCGCTTGGGAGCAATCCACATAGAAAGCATTTTTGAGCTTACGAACAATGTGTCGGGAGCAAAAAGTCTTACCAATACCACAATCATCTACCAAGATCATTGATTTGCTGTACTCCTTGCAGTAGAGTAGGTTGTCTTCTATTTCAGTATATACCGCTGTACGAGCTACTTTCCAAGCGTTATCCCTTACCTGTACACCCAGCTGATGGGCAATTACCAACCATTGGGTGTCACTAATGAGTTTCTCCACTTCTCCTTTTTTAAGGCGGGAGAGGATAGCCCCTTTTAAATTTATGCGTTTAGCATAGTCAGCATCGGAACCTCCATAGTTCTCACGGTCGGAAAGAATTGCTTCCCTTACCTTGTTTTTAAAGTCTATTGATAATTTCATATAGCATATTTTTTTCTCCAATTTTTAGTATATTCTGTCCCTGTACTTGGGTTGTAGAGGATTTGTTTGTCGTCTTCCTCCATAGTATCGTAGTCGCCCAATATTTCCACTTCCTCTGCTTCGCATGCCTCAAATCGCTTGAGGTTGTTAATCACAAAAGAGCGTTTTGGCTTCGGTGTCTTGTCTATCACCCCTATAGGAGTAATCTCTTTGCTTTGGTGCTGTACATAGCGTACAATGGTCATTGTATAAGCATTTTGCAGCGCCTTGATAAGGGTGTCTTCCTCTGTTTGCTCGGCTTGTGCTCTTTGGAAACGTGGCATTGGTTGCACCTCACATACATAGCGGTTACCACAGTAAGCAATTGCCTTTATAAGTTCCCCGTCATTGCCGTCCAACCAATACACCTCTATATCCTTACCTTCTATCTGTTTCATTTTCT